CAGACGCAGCCGCATACGCAGCCCGAGCGAAAACGCTCTCTCAGTGCGCGGACATCGTTCGCAAGCATTACCCGACACCACCGAAGCCCCAATGATCCGCCAGACCGCGAGCGGGCCGCGTGGAGGCTTGTGGGGCGAATGTGGGACAGGGTGAACGAGATGCGGCGCGAGCGCCCTGGGCCGCCTGGTGATCGCGAGATTGCCGAGCGGCTGGTTCGGGAAGGTTGGCCGCGGGAGATGGTCGAGTCGGAATTGCAATTACAAACCTCTTGAGCGAAAGGCTGGGCTATGGGCACGACCACCAAAATCGAATGGTGCGATCACACCTTCAACCCCTGGCGCGGTTGCCAACACGCCACGGACGAAGCCGGCGCCGTGCATCCGGCTTGCGAACACTGCTACGCGGAGGCGATGAGCAAGAGGAATCCGCAAGTGCTCGGCAAGTGGGGCCCGAGCGGCGAAGGCGGAACGCGCGTGGTGGCGAGTGAAGCCCAGTGGGCCTTGCCGGCGAAGTGGAACGCCGCGGCGGAAAAGGCCGGCGAGCGGCGGCGGGTTTTCTGCGCGAGCTTGGCCGACGTGTTTGAGGATTGGAAAGGACCGATCGCCGATCACCGAGGCCTGCTCGGTCATGTGTTCCTAAAAGATGGCGACTGGGGCTTCGGCCCTGATATGGTCGGTCGCGAACGGTTTCCGACGGTGAATACTCGCCCTCTTACGATGGACGATCTTCGCCGGCGGCTCTTCGAACTGATCGACGCTACGCCGTGGCTCGACTGGCTCATGCTCACCAAGCGGCCCGAGAACGTGCGGCGGATGTGGCCCGATCGCCCGGGCAGCCACTACTACTGCGAAGAGCCAGGATTCGACGAAGCGACGGGCGACTTCACCGACGGAGTGCATCGCTGCAATCAACAGCGCCCCAACGTCTGGCTCGGCACGAGCGTCAGCGATCAAGCGACGGCCGACGCGTGGCTGCCCCGGCTTGTTGAGCTTCGCGACCTGGCGCCGGTGCTCTTCTTGTCGATCGAGCCGCTCTTGGGGCCGATCGACCTGGTGGGGATGACGAAGCCGACGGAAAGCGACTGGGAGGAGTTCCACTATCGCACGGAAGGGATGGAAGGCTGGGAAGAGCCGGAAGAGCTGATCGAAGAATGCGAAGAGGAATGCGACTGGATCAACTACGGCCGCAACCTGGTCGAGTCGAGTGAGCATCGCGAATGGAAAAGTGATCGCCTCCGCTTTGCGCAGCGCATCGCCCTGCGGCGGTCGATCGACTGGGTAATCGTCGGCGGAGAAAGCGGCCCGCACGCTCGGCCGATGCATCCGCAATGGGCAAGGTCGATTCGCGACCAATGCCAGGCCGCCGGCGTGCCGTTTTTCTTCAAGCAATGGGGCGAGTGGGCGCCATTCGCGACGCAGGCTCACTACGACGATGGGATTGTCGGGGGCGACTGCGGCGGGCCATCTTCACTTACCGCTCGCTATGCCAATTTTCGGCAAGAAGATGGGAGTTATAAGCATCGCAAGATTAAACCGGATCAATACCAAGCGACGTGGCGCGATGGCTCGAAGAAGGTATGCGAGTTTCGCGAAGAGCCGTCGCACACTTGGGGGAAGGATGATCGCTGCACGATGACCTACGTGAAGGTCGGCAAAGCCAAAGCCGGCCGACTGCTCGACGGCCGCGAGTGGAGCGAGTTCCCTTCCGCCAGCGAGGCCGTCACCCCATGATCCGTTCCCGTTTCCACCAACCCGCCCCGTGGCGCCCATCCGACGACGACCTGATCCGCGCGACGATCGCGACGACGCCGGTGAAGGATCTCGCTCGGCAGCTCGGCCGCACGCCGCAAGCGGTGCGCAGTCGCGCGAACCGGCTGGGGATCTCGCTCCGTCGCGACGGCATGGACATGCGCGACCGCGAGCCCGAGCACCTGCCAACGCCGGAAGAGATCGAGGCCGAGTGCGCGAAGATTCGCGAGGGGTGGACGCCGACGACGTTGGTGTCGCGCGTGGTGGATGATGCGACGCGCGAGCTGTTGAGAGAGGCGGTTGTGATTCCTGTGGTTTCTGAATGGGAGGGATGGTGAATGGACGTCTTTGTTTGGGTAATCGTCGGCCTGCTTTCGCTCGGGGTCGTCACGTCGATTGGGTCGCTTGGAAGCGCTGCGCCGTGGCCGCGAAAGAGTGAAAGCAAGGCCAGTACGGCCGCGATAACTCTCGTCATTCAAGCTGGTCTCTTGGTCTGGGCGTTGTACTTGCTGCTGGTCGCCGAATGAAAGCCACCCCAACAAAGCGCACCCTAGACCGCCTGCGGAAGACGGGCCATATCGCCCAAGTCGTCGAACGGTGGAATGAGCGCGCCCGCGTGCGGCAAGACCTGTTCGGCTTCGTCGACGTCGTCGCGATCCACCCCGCGGCGAAGCGCATCCTCTTCGTGCAGGCGACGAGCCACGCCAATGTCGGCGCGCGGGTCCGCAAGATCGTCACCGGCTGCGATGGGGAAGCGCTGGCCTGCGTCGACGCCGGCGCCGCGGTGGCGGCGGGCCAGGCTGGCGGCTGAGACGCGCCGGCAGATCGAAGAGTTCACCGAGTTTTACGATCACGATCGATCCAAGCATCCCGAACTGGCGGAGGCGAACTGATGGCTGTTGGACCAGGCATTCCGGTCGATGTCGCGGCGAAGATCGCCGAACGCTTCGGCAAACAAGTCGTGCTGATCGTCGCTTACGACGCGACCCACGGCTCGACGCATATCGTGACCTACGGCGTGTCGAGCGAGCAGAAGGAGGTCGCCGCCTTGGCGGGCGATCTGACGGCGCAGCAGCTCGGCATGGCGATGGACAAGATCACGAAGTTCGAAGACTTCCGCACGGTCGACCAGGCGAAGCGGTGCGAGCAGATCGAGCGTTTGCGGAAGGTATGCCGGCGAGCGTACAACGAGTTTGCAACGCTGTTCGATCTCCGAAGCTTGCAGGAAGATCACGCGATCAGGTTGCTGTGCGACGATCTGAAGCGCGAGGCGGAGGCCAAAGGATGACTGAGGCAACGGCTGAGCTTACCGCGGCGAGCGAAGCGCGACTGTCGGAAATCCGCGCGCGGATGAACGATTGGAAGCCGCGGTGCGCGGTCGAAGGATGTGCGACGCGTGCGGCGAGCTTCCTCGGTAAGCAGCGGGAACTTTTTTTAGAGACGTTTTGAACCCCTAACCCCAACGGACCAATGACAAAAGACCTGCCCGCCGCGATTGCCGAGCTGGACGAGCTTTGCGCGCAATACGAATCTGCCAAGCCGCAAAGCGCTCATCGCGCAATCGCCCATTGCGAGTACACGAACGCTTTGCTGGCTCTAGCCCCAGCGCTCATCGCCGCCCTCCGCTCCGTCGTTCTCGGCGAGTTGTTGCGTGCGGTCGATGATGCGTGGCCGGTCTGCGGTTGCCAATTACCCAACACAACTTCGATGTTCGACCATCGCGGGAAGTGTACGACGTGTGCCGGAACCGGGAGACTCGGCAAGCTCTGGCGTGATTGTCCAGAGTGCGGCGGTCCTGCGAAGCTCAAGATCGGCGAGAAGAACGGAGACTTCGTGTATGCCGGCAACCTATGCACCCGCTGCGACGGCGTGGGAGTGCTTCTCGAAGTCACCTGTCCAACGTGCGATGGCTACGGTGGTCGCGCGGGGACTTACGTGAGCGGAGAATGTCCAAGGTGCGAAGCCACCGGCTACATCCCCTCCCCGCTGCAACCGATCTACGAACGCCTCGCTCTGCTGTTCATGCCAGAGGCGGATGGAGTGAGACGCGGCGATGCTGGGGTGATTCTGAAACTTTTGAAAGGAGCGAACGATGGCTAGATCGGTATTTGGCTGGCACTATCCAGCCGGTGCGGAGCATGACCCCAATGCCCCTTGGAATCAACCGATTCCCAAATGCGAAGAGTGCAAACACGACGCCGACGATTGCGTTTGCGTCGATTGCCCGTCGTGCGGCGACAGGCACGCTCCGTCTGGAATGATGGAGGGGCTATGCGAGAATTGCTTTCACGATGCCCACGCACGTGAACCCTAATAGTGACGTTGGGGTGTATGGTGCATGGGGCGGATCGTGATTCCGAGAGAACCGGGGCAGGGCATTTACGCCGCCAATGAACGCTTGGGCGGAAAGCAGTTCAGAAGCCGGCGAACGCCTTGCTCGGGCGTGGAGGGAGAGCCAATAGCGCCGACGCCCGGCGCGCCGCTTGCCCCTCTAATCCCCTGGCAAAACATTCGTTCTACGCCGTAGAACGCTTTTCTCGGATTCGCTCGCAGGCCTGCTAGTGTGGGTCTTGATGAGCGACGAACATCCGTTGAACGTCGAAGAGGTCGAGGCGGTCTGGCGACGATTTGTCGCCGCGGCCGTTTGCGGCCCGCGAGAAAAAGAGCGTCTGGGCCAAGTCGAATCCGACACGCGAGGCGCCACGATCTTCGCTTATCTCGTCGGCCATCGCGCCGGCGACTTCGCCTTCGCTTCGGTGCATGAGGCAGAGGCTTTCGGCTGCGGCCGAATCTACGAACCGAGACCGGCCCGGCGCGCGACTCTCGCCGCCCCCGGCTCGGATGAAAAGACACACACGCTGCGCGACCGCGCGGCTAACGGCGAATCACTCTGGCACCCCGGCGACCACACGCCGAGCCCTCTTGAAAGGTTGCTGGCGACCGCATGAAAGCTCTCGAAAAGCTGCAAGGCAAAAAAACCTACGTCGTCGCCGTGCTACTGGGCCTCGCGGCGGTGGCGCACATGGCCGGCTGGATTCCCGAGACGATGTACAACGAGCTGGCCGGGCTGCTTGGCGCGGCCGGCTTGGCGACGCTGCGCTCTGGCGTGGCGAATCTGTAATGGCGAACTTGCCAGAGATTCCAATTCGGCCGGCGTCGCCAGACGAGAGAACGGCGGCGCTTCTGAAAGATTTGGAGTCTCTCGACGACATCGAGTACGTTCACCAAGCCGCTGATAAAGTCCTATTGAGCCTGCTTGGTGAGCTTGGATGCCACAAGACGGTTGAAGCATTTAGAGCGCTGCCGAAGTGGTATGCCTAGCCGCCGCCCCGGCGCTCGCCGCCGTATTTGCAACCTTCCCGACCGCTACACACAGCGGCGCAAAGCCGCCCGCTGGCATCCGGCTGCCGCGGCCTGCATAAGCTGGCACGTCAGCAACGGCTTGCCGCGCTTTCCGCGACGCGAACTGATCCATATTTTCCATTGGGCGTGGAACCAGATCACGCCGCTCGCGCGACTCGGCGCGACTTACACCGGCAACCATAAGACGGCCCACGTCGTCATTCGCTGCGGCTTGCTCGACGGCGCCGGTGACGCGCTGGCCGAGAGCTATTTGCCCGACGAAGACACGCTACAGCTTGAGCAGCTTTACGACTTCTCCGAGCCGTGGGAGTTCGACGAGAAGCCGGCGAAAGGTCGGATCGACATCGGCCGCGTGGTGATTCACGAACTGCTGCACGCCTTGGGCGTGGGCCACTACGACGGCGACGAACCGTCGATTATGAGCCCGTACTACGACGAGACGATTCGCGAGCCGCAAGCGTGGGAAGTGCGGCAACTGCTCCGCAAGTATCCGCACTATCAGGGCTGACACCTTGAACCATCGACCCGCTTACTCCGCGCGCCTGCCCGTGATCGGCGCCAGCCTCGTCGCCCTCGTCGTGCTCGGTGCGCTGGCGATCGGCGCTACGCTGTATTTCGCGCCCGAGGTCCAATGCCTCGACTGCCCCTGCAACTATTGCACGCCGGACGGCTGCCACGAATGCGACTGCCCGGTGAAGCCTTGCCCGGCCGATTGCCCCTGTCGGAAAGAGCAACCGATCGAGCGGCTGGCGGTTCATGGCGACCCACCGGGGAGCGAGGCGCCCGTCGTCGACCTGCCGGAAGTGATGCGGCAAAAGAATTACCTTGGCGGTTCGTGCGTTCATGCCTCGACGATCACGCTGCTGCGATGGAACGGCCGCTACGAAGACGCCGATTGGTGGCGAGCGAATCACGGTCACGGCGAATACGCGCAGCGGCTGAACGCGAAGATGGAGGCGCGCGGCCTCAAGTACGCTTACACGACGAGCGGCGATGAGCGGTTTCTGCTCTGGTGCATCCGCACCAGGCGCGGCGCCGGCATCGGCTACAAGCCGAACCATGCGATCAACCTCGTTGGACTGACGGCGAGCCACGCGATCCTCTTGGACAACAACCGAACGGGCGTTTACGAGAAAGTTCCGCGGCGCGAGTTCTTCCGGCGATGGAAGCAAAATTACGGCGGGTGGGCTTGGACGCTCGTTTATCAACCGCCGCCGCCGAAGCCGTGGCGCGGGGAGATCGACGAGCTCGGCCGATGACCCTTGACCAGTGGATTGACTCTGCCCTCTGCCTGGTTGTCGCCGCCGCCCTCGTCTGGTTGTGGTGGGAACATGGGAGCCTAATGCGATGAGACGTTTCGCGGCGATAACTTGCCTCTTGCTTGCGGCCGTGATCTGCATCGGCTTGTACGCATTGGAGCAGCACACCAAAGCGCCGCGAGTGCTCGCCACCGTCGCGCATCTTTCCGACGTGCGGCCCGAGCTTGACCCATACGAGGAACTGATCGTCGAGCTTCCCGAGGACGGCGGGGTCTGGCATACAACGATCGTTTACGGCCAGTCGCGCGAGACCGACCCTGAGTCGCGGCGCATCGCGGCCTGGTTCGCAACTGATCCAAAGCTGCGCAGCCTCGTCGCGCAAACGAAAGTCCACCAGTTCACCACCGGCGACAAGCTCTACCGAGAGCGCTATTCGCAGCAGATGGGCGGCGAGACGCCTCAGATTTGGTTGCAACGTAGTGACGGCAAGGTCGTTTACAAGAAGGCCGGGGCGAAGATCCCGAGCTCGGCCCGCGACCTAGCGAACGCCATCGACCTGGCAATCGAGCAATGCCCCGACTGCCCCAAGCGCCCGAGGCCGCGCCCGCCCGCGCCGCAACCTGATTCGCCCGACGACGTAACGCCCGACGATCAGCCGCCCGTGATCGACGACGTTGGACCCGACCCCGGCGCCGCGCTGGATTTGTACGCCAACCTGCGAGAACTGCCGTACTGGCTGCTGCTCGTTCCCGTGCTTGCTGGATTCGCCGCTTACCTGATCGTTTACCGCAAATGACCACACTGCTTTTCGTCGGCGCCATTGTCGTTGTCACCGTCGTCGTCGTGCTGGTCGTGATCGCGGCCAAGCCGAGCGGGACTAGCGCGCAGCCTGCTGCGCCGGGTTACGCGCCAAGCCGCGCGCATGGTCAGATCGTGGAAATGACCCGCGCATTGCAAGCGGCGCTGGACGCCCGCGAGAGCGAGCGAGCGGAGCAAGCGTTTCGCGATGACCAACTGAAACGCGAGATGCAAAGGCTCGCAGCGATCGTTTCACCGCCAGAGGCCGAACAGCCGCGCAACGTTGTCTCGGGGTTTTCGCAATAAATGCTGCCCGCCCTCGTCATCGCCGCTTCGCTCTGCATCGTCCCGCAAACGCCGGTGATCGAAGAGCGCGTCGCGGCGGTCGAGCTGAATCACTTTTACGACGAATCGGGCAGTCACGTTTTCGATCAATGGCTGTTCTGGGATGAAGACGGCCTGCTGATCGACTGGCGAATGGTGAAGCGGCCAGGCAACCGATCGAGCGACGGCGCCCTGCTGCTGTTCGATCCGATGAGCGGCCCGCTGCTCCGCAAGATTCGCGCACCGAGCCGCATGGAAACCTGGACGCAATACGACCGCGAGCTAGAACACCGGCAGGTCTTGCCGAAAGAGTTTCGCCGCGGGCTGAGTGCTCGCCCATGACGGCGCGGCTCGCCCGGATTTACGGCCGACTGCGAAACATTCGCAGCCTGCACGACGAGGACTTTTGGCTCGTCGAAGTGGCGGCCGAGCTCGGGGACGCCGAAGCCTACGGGATTCGCGGCCTGGTCAAGCTGCCGCGCGGTCACGTCAACCGGCGCCAGCGGGATCTCGGGATTCTCGACCTGTTCGCCTGCCCGCATTGGCTGGCCGAACTGGTTGGAAAAGCCTGCAAAACAGAAAGATAGGTTATACTTACGGGCTATCTGGCCGGCGACGCGGGGGCTAAAGGATTCGCGGCGCGACGGAAGCCCCGGCCGACGAGGGCGAATGGCAGAGGCGGCGGCCAAGCAGGCCCGCGCCCGCCAAGGCGAACAGCACCGGCCGCGCTGCGCACGCTGCCGGGCCTTGCTGCGAGCTCGGCGGTCGACGGCGACCTACACCTACTATTACTGCCGATCGGCGGGCTGCCGGAAATTGCCCAGCGTGAAGCTGCCGCGGCCGATCTGGACGGCATTCGGGCTGACGCCGATGCAAGAGCGGGCGATGCTCCTGTCGCGAATCGCGGCGATCGACAAGGCGCTGGCGTATGCCGGGAAAGAAGAAATCACCAGGGGGTCAGGGGGCGACTGCGCCTGAATGTAGCGCTACATGCGTTACAGAAGACACGCCCAGCCGGGCGGAAATGGTGCTTGCTGCGCGAGCCTTTCGTGGGCAGTGGCCGATCGGCGATGAACTGCGGGCGAGAGTGCTCGAGGCGATGGGCCTGGTGCTCGACACGGCCGAGAGCGACCGAGACCGGATCGGCGCCGCAAAGGTGATCGTCGCCGCCGATCTCGCGAACGTGAAGCGGGAAGCGATCGAACAAAAGGAGCAGCAGCCACAAGGCCCGCAAACGGTCGTCGTGGTGCATCAAGATGGCTGGTACGGCACGCGAGCGGCGGTTGATTCTGCCCCGCGAATTGCCGCACCAGAGGCCGATCCTGCTGGACCCGAGCCGGTTCAAGGTCTTGGCCTGCGGCCGACGGTGGGGAAAGACGGCGCTGGGCCTGCTGGCGACAATCCAAGGCCACGGGCCGCACCGCGGCGCAAGGCTCGGCGCGGTTGACGGCGGAAATATCTGGTGGGTCGCGCCGACGTTCACCATCGCGACGAAGATCTGGCGCGACCTGCGACGAGCTTCCCGTGACGGCTGGCAGGACAAGAGCGAGACGGAGCGGCGAATCGTTTATCCGGGCGGCGGTTCGATCACGGTTCGATCGAGCGACGACCCCGATTCGATGCGCGGCGACGGGCTCGACGGGCTGGTGATCGACGAGGCGGCATTCGTCGAGCAGCGGGCATGGCGCGACGCCTTACGGCCGGCGCTTTCGGATCGGCTGGGCTGGGCGGTGTTCATCTCGACGCCGAACGGCCGCAACTGGTTCCACGATCTCTGGTCGAACGCGGAAACGCTCGACGGCTGGCGGGCGTGGCAGAGGCCGAGCACCGACAACGAGACGATTCACCGCGACGAGTTTGCGGCGGCCGAGCAAGAGATTGGCCCGCGCGCTTACGCGCAAGAGTACGAAGCCTGCTTCACCGACCGCGAGGGCGCCGAATTCCCCGGTCACTGGTTTAGCGGCGACATCCACTTTACCGAGTGGCCCGCGCCTGATCGGCTGCGATTCCGCGTTGTGTACGTTGACCCTTCGAAGGGGAAGACAGAGCGGAGCGACTATTCGGCGATCGTCATGCTGGGGCTGGGGTGGGACGGAACGATGTACGTTGACGCCGACATCGAGCGGCGCGACGTGACGAAGATTGTCGACGACACGCTGCGAATCTCGAAAGAGTTTAGCCCGCAAGCGGTCGGCATCGAGGCGAATCAGTTTCAGGAAGTGCTCGCCGATATTGTCGTCGAGCGATCGCGGGCGGCGGGGTTCATGCTGCCGGTCCATGCGATCACGAATAGCGAGAACAAGTTGACGCGCGTGCGAGCGACGCTCACGCCGTACCTGTCGCGCGGCGAGTTCCGTTTTAAGGCCGGCAGTCGCGGGGCGAAGATGCTGGTCGCGCAATTGGAAGCCTTCCCGCTCGACAAGCACGACGACGGGCCGGATGCGTTAGAAGGGGCCGTGAGGTTGGCCCGGCATGTTTTCCTGGCAGGCAGATAGTGTGCTGCACGTCCGCGTTATCGAAGGCGTACCGGCTTACGTCGCCCGTGAGGCGCAGCGGTTCGCGGCGAAGGTCGCGCACGTCGTGCGGATCGAGCACCCGCTGATGGTGGAAGTCGTCCCGGCGGAAGTGCTGACCGATGGACACAAGGGCTACGGGTTCGGGCTGTTTTACTTCGACAAGCTGAGCATCCCGAGCATCGCGCTAGCCGGCGACTTGCGATCGATCGTGACGGAGTGCGGCAAGAGCGAGGCGCTGGGTCATCTTCGCCAGACGTTCGCGCATGAGCTTGCCCACTACGAACAGTGGCGCGACGGGCGGAAGGTGCAAGAGCGCGGCGTGGAAGTGCGGGCGCGGAACATTGTGCGACTGTGTGACCTGATTCGTTGAAAACCCTCGACCAACAACGCGAGTCCGTCGAATCGCTCCTGCTCGCCAAGCGCGAAGCGGAGCTGAGCCTGCACCTGCGCTCGCTCGAATACGCCCTGACCACCGTGCAAGAGGCGAGCTATCCCGAGCTGGTCGACCGCCGCGAGTACCTGACCGACGAGCCGGGCTTTTACCCGAGCGGATACGGCGAGCGATACACGACGGCGGCCGACCGCGAGCACGGTAGCTTCCCGCCGTTCTTCGAAAACGAGCAAGACCTGCACGCCATTCGCGGCGTCGCGCGGTTCATCGTCGGCTGGTATGAGCACGGCGCCGGGATCGTCGAGAACCTGACGAACTACGTTCTCGGGAATGGACTGAGCTACACCGCCAGCGCCAAGAGCGAGAGCGATAAGCAGCTCGCGGAGGCGGCGCAAGCGATCCTCGACGAGTGGCAAGAGCGCGTCGGCTGGACTGGCGACCTGGAGCGCGAGCTATTCCAACGCGGTCGCGTCGACGGCGAATGGTTCTTGGCGTTCGACTCGGCCGGCGGCGGCTTCGGCAAGGTGCGCATCGTCGAGCCCGAGTGGGTCACGCAGCCGCTGCAAGCGCGCAGCCTGGAAGATTACTACGGCCTGCCGGCTTATGACTGGCACTACGGCGTCGCGACCGACATCGCCAATTACGAGGCGGTTCACGGCGCGTACTGGGCGCCCTACGGCGACGCGAACGCCTGGCAGTTCACCGAGGCCCGCGACCTGATCCATTACCGCGGCAACGTCCCGCGCGGGGTCAAGCGAGGGCTGAGCGACTTCTATCAGGTTCACCAGACGATCGAGCGAGCGGCCCGGCTTCTCGACAACACGCTGCAAGGCGCGGCGGTGCGGGCGGCGATCGCCTACATCGTGGAGCACGCCAAGGGCACGCCGGCGGCGGCGGTTCAGGACATGACCGCCACGCTCGCGGATGCGACGTTCAACCGCCCCAAGCAGAGTGGAACGCGCAGCGTCAAGGTGAACGAACGGCTCGCGGGAACGCGGCTCGACGTCGAAAACGGGCGGCAGTTCCACAGCGGCATGAGCGGCACGCCCGAGGGCCCGGCCCATATCGAGGTGATTCAATCGGCCTTGCGTCGCGTCGGCGCCCGCTGGTGTATGCCCGAGTACATGGTTTCGGGCGATGCCAGCAACGCGAATTACTCGAGCACGCTCGTCGCCGAATCGCCGTTCGTGAAGTTCGCAGAGGCCCAGCAAGCGAGCTTCGCCCGGCATACGCGGCGGGTCATGCTTCGCGTCCTGGAACTGGCGGCGCAAGCAGGACGGCTGAACTGCCACTCCGACGACGTTTCGCGGCGGCTCAAGATCGAGGCGGAATGCCCGACGGTGGCGGTCACGGACCGCGCGGCGCAAGCGGCGATTGACGCCTCGCTCGTTGCCGAAGGCGCGATGAGCCAGCGAACGAGGAGGGAGCGGGCGGGGCTTGATCCTGAGCAAGAGCTAGAGCGGTTGGCGCAAGAGACGCCTCCCCCGCAAAACGGCGCGCCGCCAACTCGCGCGGGGCTGGACTCGGGCGCTAACGCCGACGACGCGCCGCTGAATGAAAGCGAGCGCCACGAATTAGCGCGGCGCCTGCTGTACGAGGGTTATCCCTAACGGGACTTGCCGCGCGTTTTCGGCGCCGCCTTTTTCGCCGCCTTGCGCGGCGCGGCGGTGCGGGTCTTGGTTGTCGTCGCGCGCTTGATCGGTCGTTTGGCTTTTGCCATGAGCTTGCCTCCAAATGTTGAAAACGGTATCGGCCACAACCGCGAGCATAACGCAAAGCGATTGCATTTAGCAAGTCATGCCGCACCTGACCGGCCCCAAGGAAGAGGCGCAAGCACGACTGGCGAAGCGCCTCGCGAAGCTGACGCGCGAGCACCGGCGCGAGATCGAGCAGCTTGCCGGCTTCCCGCCGAACCTCGACCGCGTTCCGGAAACGGTGTGGGATCGGCATGAGCAAGAGATGGCCGACGAGCTTGCGGCGGTGGCGCTGCTGCTGTTCGTGCTGGGCGGCGGCAACCTGTATTCGCTGGCCGGGCGACGGTTCGACGACGAGACGATCAGCCGGCGCGGGGAACACTGGGCGACGGAGCGGGCGCGCGACACGGCCGGAAGTTTCGTCGATCACTCGCGAGCGCGGCTAGAGACGGCGGCGCGGAAGACGACGGCAGAGACGACGCCGCGAGAGTGGCGCGAATCGTTGGAGACGGTTTATAGCGAGTCGCGGGTCACGACGGTGGCCAAGACTGAGACGCGAACTGCCGTCACAGAGGGAGAGAAATCAGCCGCCGAAGAGGTCAACGAAGACGCCAAAGACCCGGCGAAGCCTGAAAAAACGCTGGTCCTGACGGCCTACTGGCACCATGACGACCCGAATCCGCCGCCTGGCCACGCCGGCGCCGCGAAAGATCCATGCCCGATCTGTACGCCGCTGCTTGGAAGGCCGCTTTCGGAACTTCCGGCGCCGTTTCAGAGCGGCCCAGCAGGGCATCCTGGGTGCGACTGCAGCCTGATATGGCGAGATCAAGACGGCAACATTACCGCCGGCAGAGACGACACGGATCAGCCGACGATCGACCGACTTCCCGCCTTTATGAAGGGGCGGCAGCCGCCAGTCAGGCGCACGCCGCTGCGAGGGCTGGGAAGTCGCCGGCCACCAAGGAAATACAAACCGCGATGAAGCTCCAAGAAGTCAGCTACGCCGAATCGGTCACGATCGACCGCGAGGCCAAAGTGATCCGCGGCGTGAAGGTGCTCGGCCGCGAGAGCAAGAACGGCCGCACCTACAGCGATCGCGCCATGCAGGAGGCGGCGAAGCTCTACGAAGGCTGCGAAGTCAACGTCGACCATCCATCGCCCGAGAACGCCAGCAAGCCGCGCGGAGTGATGGAAGGCGCGGGCTGGCTGCGCGGCGTCAAGGTCGGGACCGACGGCGTTTTCGCCGATCTGCATTACCTCGAATCGCATCCCGCCACGCCGATTCTGTTGGAGCGCGCCGAGCGCAACCCCGATCGGTTTGGCCTGTCACACAACGCCGACGGCACCGTCCGCCAAGACGGGCAGCGGTTCATCGTTGAGTCGATCGAACGGGTTTACTCCGTCGATCTTGTTCGCGGCCCTGCAACGAATCAGGGCTTGTTCGAGTCCGAGAACCCGGAAGAGACCCCCAAGAAAATGAAACGCAAGTTGACCGAGATTTTTTCGGGCCTCGCGAAAGCGAAGCCCGACTGCGCAGCGGCGCTCAAGCCGCTGATGGAAATGGACGGCGAGTACGAGATGGAGGCGGCGCCGGCGGAAGCGGCCCCCGCCGATCTGCACGGCGCCTTCAAGGCCGCGTGCGTGACCGTGCTTGACGACGACTCGCTCGATATGGCGGCGAAGGTCAGCAAGATCAAAGAGATCCTGAAGGCCGAAGAAAAGCTCGCCGGCAAGAGCGAAGAGCCGAGCGAACCGCCCGCCGAAGACCCGCCCGCCGAAGAGGAAAAGGTCGCTGAGCAAGTCAAGTCACTGAGCGAGCAACTGGCGAAACTCACCAAGCGGCAAGAGCTTACCGACATGCTCGAAGCGGCCGGCACCAGTCGCGCCGTTCTCGGCGCCGAGCGGGTCAAGCAACTCACCGAGGCGACCGACCCGGCCGCCTTGCTCAAGACGTGGCCGCGATCGGTCACGCATCCGGCGAACCGGCCCAGCCCCGGCATCCTACACGAACAGGAGAAGCCGCTGGCGGAAGTCAAGGACGCCAAAGACTTCGCCGCATCCATTCGCGATTAGTCGCGCGATCGACGCGCGTTCCATCGTTCACCCCAACCAATAGGTTTTCTGCAAATGTCGAAACTGCTTGCTCCCTTCCCGAATTGGCTCCGAGAGCGCGACATCATTCAGCGCTTCAGCGACTTCAACGAATACGTCACCCTGCACGGCTTCACAACCGTCGTAAGCAACAGCGGCACCGTCGTCGCCGGCGATGCGGTTGGCGGTCGCGTCACGCTCAATCCGTCCGACTGCTCGGTGGTCGACAATGACGAGGCGTATCTCAAGGGCGCGAACGAGATCTTCAAGTTCGCCAACCACAAGCCCTTGATCTTCGAAGCCCTTGTGCAGTTCACCGAAGGCAATACCGACGACGCGAATGTGATCGTCGGATTGAAGGATGCGGTCGCCGCCGACTCGATCCTCGACAACGGCGCCGGCCCGGCCGCTTCGTATTCCGGCGCCGTGTTCTTCAAGGTCGACGGCGACACGATCTGGAACGTTGAAACCAGCATCGGCGGCACGCAAACAACGACCCGGCTTTCGGCCGCCAACAGTCTCGACAAGCAGGACAAGACCGCCGGCGGCGCGGCCTTCCAGCGCCTGCGCATCGAGTTCGAGCCGTTCAGCAGCACGCAAGCGAACGTCATGTTTTCGATCGACGGCGCGCTCGTCGCGAAACACATCTTCACCTACACGTCGGCGACCGAAATGCAGGAATGCTTCGGCATCAAGAACGGCGCCAACACCACCGTTGAAGCGCTGGTCGTCGATTACTCGTACTGCGCCCAGGCCCGCTAGTCGCCGCGCCGCTTGCGGCTTTCCATTGCACACTTTTTCCATTCGGAGATTTGCATTAGATGATTAACCATAACGACCTGCGCCGCCGCATCGAGACCGACGGCGAGCGCAAGACGATCGCTCACCTGCGCGAAGCGCTTGAGCAAAAGCACCTCAAGCCGAGCGACTTCTCGATTCGTCGCCTGGCGGAAGCGCTCGTCCCTGACGGGCGCGAATGGGTTGACCGGCTTTCGCCCAACAAGAGCGGCGGTTTCGCCAGCCTGCAAGAGGCTGGTGCGGTGCAGTCAGCGACGTTTTCGAACATCACCGGGCAGATCGTTTACTCGGCGCTGATCGAGTCGTTTCAAGACGAAGAGTTCGTCTTTACGAAACTGATTCCGACCACGCCGACCGCCTTCAATGGTGAGAAGATCGCCGGCATGGGACGCATGGGCGACGGTGCGGAACTGGTTGACGAGGCGCAGCCTTACCCGCGACTCGGCTTCACCGAAGACTACATCGAGACGCCGCAAACCAAGAAGCGCGGCAACATCGTTGAGGTCACGAAAGAGGCCGTGTTCTTTGACCGAACCGGGCTCGTCCTGGAGCGCGCCAAAGAGGTCGGGCATTGGCTCGGCGTCAATAAAGAAAAACGCGCGATCGACTGCATCATCGACGAGAACACCACGGCCCACCGCTACCGCTGGAAGGGCACGACCTATGCGACGTATCAAAGCTCGTCGCCGTGGGACAACGTGACCGCGAGCAACGCGCTGGCGGATTACAGCGACATCGACAACGCCGAGCAGACCTTGAACGGCATCCTCGACCCGCACACCGGCGAGCCGGTGATGGTGACCGCCGATTCGTTGATCGTGGTGAAGGCGTTGGAATGGACCGCGCATCGCATCGCCAATTCGACGGAGTATCGACTCGGCGACGGGGCCGGCAGCACCATCGCCACGATCGGCCCGAACCCGGCGAAGGGCAAGTTCAACGTCATCACCAGCCGCTTGCTGGCCTCGCGACTGGCGACCGACACCGACTGGTTCTACGGGTCGCCAACGAAGCTGGCCCGCTGGATGGAGAACTTCCCGATGCGAGTCGATCAAGCGCCGCCGAACAACCAGAGCGAATTTGAGCGTGACATCGTGGCCCAGTACAAGGCCAGCGAGCGCGGCGCTTTCGCGGTTGTCGAGCCGCGCGTGATGAGCAAATGCACCGTGGCCTAGTCTGCGGCTGAGTGAACGGGGCCGCGCCTGCGGCGGCCCGACTTTTTGTCCCCACAATAAATCAACCCATTCCCAATGGCAAAAGATAAATCGACGCCTGAGTCCGCCGACGCGACCGAGACCGCAAAGGCTCCCGTCGCCGCGAAGCTGAACCCGAACATCATCGACGCCGGCAAAGCGGCGCAGGCGGAAGCCAAGAAGCCTCGATACGACTTCATCGTCTCTTACGACGGCGAGTCGCACGAGGTTAACGCCCAGGATTTCCGAGAAGCGTGGGCGCAAGTCTGCGACAAGCGGAAAAGCTGGCCGTCGATCAAGTACAGCGGCGTGCGTATCAGCGACGCCGAAGGCAAGCAGGTCTATCCGAGCAGGTGACCACCGACGCCCTAGCGCGCGAACTGGCTGACGTTTGGCTATCCGCCCTCGAGCGAATCGCCGACCGCCACCCAGGCGCGCCCCTGTTCGACGAGGCTCGCGGGCATCTCTCGACGGCGCTCACCGCGCTCTCGCGACGGATGCCCGACGGCCCGCCTTTCGAGATCGGCGACGAGCAAGACGCGGCGGCAACCCGCTGGCTTTCGCTGGCCGCTGGCGGTTGGCTGCGGCTGATCGAGTCGTGGCCGATCGAACGCGAGACGAAGGGGCTGATCGCCCAGCGCATCCGGCGACTGACGGAGGCGGACGCGATGGCCCTCGACCGCGCGGGGCTGCATCGACATCGTTGCCCGAACTGCGGTTTCGTTTGGGCGCACACGGCGGCGAGCGTGAACTTGCAAGCCGACCATACCTGCGCCCAGTGCGGGCAAGAGCAATACGAACGGTTCGCGGGATGACGCCATTCTCTGACGAGCAACGCATCGCCCTGGCTTCGCTCGCCGTGTTCTTCGGCGGCCTGATCTACCTCGTCTGGAACGCGGCCCGCGACCTGTGGAGGAAATGAGTGGCTTACCTGACCGACCTGGTGACGGCGCGAAACAACGCGGCGGCGGCGCTGGCTGCTGCCTCGATGCGCACCGATAGCCCTGAGAACATCGCGAAACTTCGCGAGACGATCAAGGAGCTAAACGCGCTCATCGACGACGCGGCGCTGCGCGATGAGACGACCGGGCAACTGACGCCGTTTGAAATTGAAACGCAGGACGTGACGTAGCGCGATGCCCGAATCCGTTTTCGAATCCATCCTGCAAGCCACGCGCAACGAGATCCTGCGCGTCTGCCTGCCCGAGCTGCCCGACGATCACTGCCGGATCATCAAGAACTACCGCACGCTGGCGCCGGTGGAACTGCCCGGCCTTCCGGGCGTGGTCATCTTCCCCACCGGGGTCGAGACGATCACGCCGGTTACGAACGCCTCCGACGACATCGGCTATCCGGTGGCGGTCGGGATGCTCGCCGATGATCGGAACGACGACGGCGACGGCGACACGCAAAGCCAAGAGCTGAACCGCGACCGGCACCTTTATTGGCGCGAGCGAATCCGGGATCACTTCGGCGGCCAGCGACTGACGGGCGTGCCGACGGTTTGGGACTGCCGGGTAGAGCCGGCGGTGATCGTGGACCCGAGCGAGCACGCGAACAACCTTTGGCGCGGTGGGCTGGTGTTGCGGTTTGTGAGTCGGGAGCGAAGAGGGGTGAACGTGGCGAACGTGGGCGGCTAAGTGTCGGGGGCTGGACTCGAACCAGCGACCTCAAGGTTATGAGCCTTGCGAGCTGCCAACTGCTCCACCCCGGCAAAGGAAACAGTATAGCCGATGGCCCGCCTGATAGAAGTCGAAACGCTCGACCAGTGGCAAGTCGTGTTCGACGGCATCGCAGACCAGTTCGCGGCGATCGATTACACCGACCCGCTGAACGAGACGCTGCCCAAGCTCGAAAAGGCTCACCAGGAGTTCTTCGACAACGAGGCCGGGCCGACGGGCGCATGGCCAGCGCTGGCGCCGAGCACGGTGCGCCGCAAGGGTCACGGGATCGTCCTGCTCGAAAGCGGGAAGTTGACGCAATCGCTGGGCGGGCGCAGCGCGGACAGCATCCGCGAAGTGTTCCGCGACGGGGCGAACAATCAGCACGCGCTCATCTTCGGAACGAGCGTTGAATACAGCATTTTCCACCAGCAAGGCACGAAGCGGATTCCCGCCCGGCCGCACGTTGGGATCACTGAACCACTCCTAGACCAGACGGCCGGCGAAGTCGCCGACTGGACGGTCGCGGGATTAGAGGACAAGGCGTAGCCAATGCCATCCAGCCAGGGAGCACTCGCGAAGTTTGCACGCGACACCGTTTCGCCGATCGACACCAGTTCGACCGGAATGGAGCTCGTCAGCTTCGGGATCACCGAGACGGTCGAGCACCTGCAAACGAACGGCATCCGCGGCACGCGCAGTCTGTCGAAAGAGCGCAACCGGGAAGGGCTCAAACGCGTTGGCGGGCCGATCACCTGGCACCCGTCGCCGCTCGATCTCGACTTTTTCCTGCCGTGCATCTTGGGCGCCGCTGAGAACGCCGACGCTTTTGCGGTCGACGAGGCGCTGACGTCGTTCGTGATGGGCGTCGATCTCGTTGCCGATGCTTTCGAGTACGGCGACCTGTTCGTCAATAAGGCGACGTTTCGCGGCGCTGCCGGGCAGCTCGTCGAACTGACGCTGGATTGCATCGGCGAAGCGAAAACCGATCTGAGCTACCCGTCGCTCACGCTGGGCGTGGCGGCCGGCGATGTTCCCTATCGGTTCTTCGAAGGCGTACTGACGCTGGAAAGCTCGGCCCGCGAAATGGAGAGCTTTGAGCTGACGATCGACAACCAGCTCGCGACGCTGTTTCGCAACTCGCAGACGGCGACGGCAATCAGTCCGCAAAACCGGATCGTGATGCTCACCGTCGAGACGCCATACACGTCGAGCGAGGTTGGGCTGAATACGGCCGCTTTCGCTGGCGCCGCGGGGAGCCTCGTCTTCACCAACGGCAACATGAGCACGACGTTTACCTTCGGCAACTTGCAGCTCAACCCGAAGACGACGCCGGTGGTGAATGGCAAGAGCGAGATCGTACAGAGATTGACCTACCAGGCGTTCCGCTCGGGATCGACGCGCGAGATTGCAGTTACGAGCGATAGTACGGCATAGAGTTGACGATGACACACGGAAAGCGTAAGATGCTTTCCATGACGCCTACACTCATTGATCTAACCGGCAAGCGGTTTCACAGGCTGACCGTCAAAAGCCTGCATCCAGAAAAGCTGTATGGCCGAACCGCTTGGCTTTGCCTTTGCGATTGCGGGAAGGTGCTTACTGTCACCGGCAACTCGCTTCAAAAAGAAAACACAAAAAGCTGCGGTTGCCTCAATTTGGAATTGATAGGCGCTCGCAGGAGAACGCACGGCAAGAGCAAGACGCCTGAGTATGTTTCGTGGTGCGCCATGAAGCACCGTTGCTGCAATCCAAAGGGGTCAGACTACCAAGCTTATGGCGGTCGCGGAATCAAGGTTTGCAAACGATGGCTTCATTCGTTTGAGAACTTCCTCGCCGACATGGGGCCGAAGCCAACGCCGGCGCACGAGCTTGACCGAATCAACAACGATCGTGGGTATTCGCCAAGCAACTGCCGGTGGGTGACTCGTAAAAAGCAATGCCAGAATCAGCGGAGATGGATGAGGATCAAGGTCGGCAAGCTTTCGCTAACGCCGAGCGGATGGGCAGAACTGACGGGGCTTCGGGCGACGACCATCATCAGTCGCCTAAGTCGCGGATGGCCCGCCAGGGCCGCAGTAATGACGCCAAAGCTGACGACGTGGAACAAGAACCGCAAAGACAACTACCGCCCATGATTGCCGACAGCGACAAACTTACCCGCGAATACTACGGCTGCACGATCCACTCCACCCCGACCGCCGATGATTGCGGCGACGGCTGGATTCACGTTGTTTCGCGCGACGGACGCGAATACTACGAGAGCAACACACTGGCCGACGCCATCCGGTTTTGCAAGGCGGCGCAAGGCATTGACCTGGTGCCGGCGCTGCCGGTCGTGGTGGATTCGCCGGTGGAGATGGAGTTGGCTGAGCAGTTACCCCTGAGAAAACGGAAGAAATGAGCGACTGCGCCTACATTCACGACGGCTACACGCGAACCGACGGCTACATTCGAGCCGTACCGCGACTCCACCCGGCCGTCTATTTCACGTTCCGGCCGATGCTCGCGCAAGCCCGCGCGGTGGTCAACGATCAGATCACCAAAAGCGGCGCCAAGACTGGCGAGATGATTAGCGCCAAAGCGATCGCCTCCTGTGTGGCCGCCTGGGACGTGAAAGACGCCGACGGCGAAGCGGTGGAGATCAGCGACGCATCGGCGGCGCGATTGCAACCGGCCCTCAAGCACAAGTTGTTTCTGATCGTCATCGGCGCCTTACCGCCCGATGAGATCCCTGAGAACGACGACGACGCCAGCGAGCGGGCCGATAGGGAACTGGCCGCCGCGCTGGCCGGAATCAGCACGGAAGAGGCCGACGCAAAAAACTAGCGAGCGGGGTGCGGCTCATCGTCTGTCACCCCGAGGTCGCTTTTCGGGACTGCTCGCGCTGTCTCAAGTACGAATACGGCGACGACGGGAAAGAGGTTGAGTGGCGCGGCCGCCCGATGGAGCGGATTGCCAAATGCCCGGCGCCTTGTCGAACTGCGAAGGGTTGCCCCAAGGGCACGCCGGAAGAACCAAAGACGCTGAGCGCGAAGAATATGCGGGCATATGCCCATTACCTGAGTTGCAAGGCGGTCGGGCGCTGGCCGCATGATGAGACGGTGGAGCGGAACGCGTCGATTATCGCGCCGATCATCGAGGCGAACGAACGACGTTTGGACCTGCTGACGAGAGCGCGGAAGTAGATGGCCGACACAATCCGCGACGTCGTTATCCGCTTGAAGCTGGAGCAGCTTCCGGCCGAAATTAAAGCGCCTGACATCACGCAGATCGTCAAGCACATCGAGACCTATGAAAAGGTCGTCATCGAGACGACGAAAGAGATCGTCGAGCGAAATGAGACGGTTCAAAGGTCGGTTCGCGAGATCGCTGACGAGCACCAGCGGGCGGCCACGGCGGCTGACGACTCGGCAGACAAGATAGCCGACGCGCAGATTAAGGTTGGCGACGGATTAGCGGCCAGCACCGAAGGCGCGTTTAATCTCGCCAAGGGCTTCGCGCTCTTCGCGGTGGCTGGCGAAGAGGATAGCAAGAAACTCATTGAATCGATCGCCAAGATCGAGGGCGGGTATCAGACGCTTAAAGGCGCGTTCGAGCTGGTCAAGGGCGGCACCGAGGCCATGCGAGCCTTGCGCGTCGCCACGCAAGCGGCAACTGTCGCGGAGACAGCGCGAACTGCGGCGATGGCGGCTAGCACCACGGCAACCCAAGGGGCAACCGCGGCGGCCGTCGCGCTGAATGTCGCCAGCGGGCCGATCGGCGTAACGGTGGTGGCGCTCACGGCGGCCGTCGGCGCACTCGGTGCGGCCTACCTGCTGCTTGGCGATAACGCCAACAAGGCGAACGAGGAAGCGCAAGACGGCCTCGACAGGCAGCTCGAGGCCATCATGGACACGAACGCCGCACTGGCGCGCCAGGTCGAGCTGCAGATAAAGCTTGCGGACATCGCCGGGGAGGACGTGTCGGCCCGGTTGTCGCTCATCGACGACCCGGCGGCTCGACTGGCAATTCTGCAAAGCCAAGCGGCCGGCCTAGCGCCGGCTGGCGGCGAGTTCGGTTTGCAGCCGGGCGATATTTCGACGGCGCAGTCGCAAGCTTTGGAAGCGTCACGCCAGCAGCAGGAAGTTCTCCGCAAGCAGCTTGAAGCGGCAGAGGCCGACCGGATCGACGTTCCTGGCGCGTCTGGATACGGCCACCTGGGGCCGCTTGGGGCGCTAGAGCAAATGCTGCGGGGCATGGAAGAATCGCGCGAAATCAAGCCAATTCGCGAGAGCTTGGCGGCTGCTCAAGAGGCCGAACTGCAAACGAAGATCGAGATTCGCGAGGCGGTCAAGCTTGGCGATGAGCAGCAGCTTGAGGCGATTAAAGACCGGATCGAGAACCTGCAAAAACAAAAGCAGGAAATCGAAGCCATTGCCGATGCGGAGCTAAAGGCGCTGGAGGAAAAGCGGCGGCTCGTCGAGCAAGCGGCGGCCACGAAGGACATTGCCAAGCGTGACGCCTTGCTCGGGAAGGCCGGTCCAGAGCTCGACACGCTCGGGGAAATCGATGCGGCAACGAGAGACGTTCTCGCCAAGCGAAACGAAGAGTCGGCGGAAATCGTGAGGACTCTCGGCGCTTTACAAGATATGAGCACCAGCGCGAAAAACGCTCTAGCGATGCTCACCGATCAGATCAACGCACTGAACGCTGATATGCAGAAAGTGCGGACACGGCTCGCGCCGCGCTAGTCGGGATCGTCATAGATCACCCTGACGCGCGTCGCCTCGACGGCGCGGACTGGTCCGGGACTTGGAGGCGGCTGGCGATTCGCGAGCCTTTGCCGCTCGACAGCTTGCTTCGCCTTATGCGCCGCATCCTGTACCGCAATCGAAATGATGGCGAGCGTCACGCCGACGCCAACGAAAAAGGCGGCGAGAAACCACATGGCGGCTAGCGATCGCTTTTCGGTTCGCCGGCGAGTTCGGTCGCGGGCTTGGCTTGATGCTCCACCTCGTACGTTCGCTGGATGTAGTACGAGTTGCGCGCATGGATGGCGACGAGCATATAGAGCGGCGCGCCGAAGAGAAGCAGCGCGAGCAGAAATTCACGGCTGAGCTTGTCTCGGTTGTCGTTCATTAGTGGCGCCCAATGTACGCGGTTTACGGCAATTACACCCACGACGTCAACGAGGTCAACCTGCTGAGCTTTCAGCAGCGGCTCAAGTATAGCCCGCGCGGCAAGGTCGAAGCAACAGTAAAAACGGCGACGATCGAGGCTGTGCTGATTCCGTCGTCGCCTTCGCAGACAAACATCACGGCGGCTATCCGCGAGATCGAGCAAGCCTACAGCGTGAACGGCCACGCTTGGGCGCTCTACCAAGACGACGGCACGGTCACGCCGCACGCTTTACCGCTGGGGTCAATCGGCGGGGTGCGCGTGCTCGCCTTCGACTGGAACAAAAACGACGGCGCGGAATACGCCACCGGCCGCACGGCGACGATCGTGCTCGAAGCCGAGTATCCCGACAGCGATGGTCTGCTCGTCTTTCAAGAGACGCTGCGGTTCATCGGCAACGGCGGCCCGCGGTTCGTTTGGGTCGAGACGGCCAACGGCCCGCCACAGCAGCAGCTTGTTAATCAGCGGACGATTAGCCGCGCCGTGCAAAGCGGCATGGCGGTTGGACTCTTGGCGGAACCGACATATCCACAGCCGATCTGGCCTGACGTCGAGCGCCGCGACCTGCGCGAGATGGGGCGCGTTGGCCCGCGGCGAGACGGCAACGTGTTCCGCGACTGGGGAATCAATTGGAGCTATCAGTTCGAGAGCGGCCAGCCGCTCTACGGCCAACCGCATAGGCAGTAGCATGGCAACGCGAAGATGGCTCGGCCGAGCCGTGGACCTCGCCGATCGCTGGACGTTCACCGTCGCCAACACATGGGCGACGAACGACACGGCCACGCTGACGATCAACGGTAAAGACCTGGTGCTCACCGTCGGCGCTACGGCGACGACGGCGGGCGTGGCGGCGGCTATCGTGGCGATGGTCAACGGCGCGGCGGCGGTCGGCACCGAGGGGCGCAGCGCGCTCGGCTCGGAAGTCGGCGAATGGTCGCGCATCACGGCCAGCGTCAGCAGCTCCACGGTCACGCTCACCGCCGACGACAAGGGCGTTCCGTTCACTGTTTCGGTCGCGGAAAGCACGGCCGGCTCGGGAACGCTCGACTCGCTCACGAACGCCACCGTCGCCACCGGAAAGCACTTTTTCAGCAACGCCGACAACTGGACGGGCGACACCGTTCCGGTCGACGACGATGTGATCGTGTTCGACTCGGGCGACGTCGACTGCAAGTACGGCCTGAGCCCCGCGATTCAGCCGGCAGGCGTGATTATCACCCAAGGCTACGAGGGGACAATCGGCCTGCCCGAGGTCAACACCGACGACCCGGCGCTGCCGTACGACGAGTACCGGACGAAGTATCTGACGTTCGACGACAACAGCGTCAACTGCGCCTACACGATCGGCGAAGGGGCCGGACCGGGAAGCGGGCGAATCCGCATCGACGCCGGCGCCGGGCAATCGACGTTCAACGTCCGCAACACCGGCACGCGGCTGGAAACGAATACGCCCGCCCTGCTCTTGCTCGGCACGCACGCCAGCAACGAGTTGAACGTACAGAAGGGCGACGTCGCGGCGGCGTTCTTCGACGGCGAAGCGGCCACGCTGGCGACCTTGCGCGTCGGCTACCTCGAATCCATCGACGGCGATTCGCGCGTTGTCTGCGGCGACGGCGTGACGCTATCGAGTTGCACGGTCACGCAAAGCGGCGGCGAGCTGACGATCGAGAGCGCCACCGGCAGCGGCACGATTCAGCAGCTCGCGGGCACGCTCACGGTTCTCGCCGGGGCGCACGCTAGCATCATTCACGCGGGCACGGTCTATTACCGATCGACCGGCACGCTGAGCGCGCTCAAGACGATGGGCGGCGGCGTGTTCGACCTGCGAAGGGACAATCGAGGGCGGACGATCAGCGCGGCGGAGATTTACAGCGGCGGCGAGATTCACGACCCAAACCGAACGGGAACGTGGTCGGCTGGCGTCGACCTGATTCGCTGCAACATTTTCCAAGTCACGGTGGACTTGGGGACGCATGTAACGCTGACGCCGAGCAATGTGTAATGTGGCCCCATGAGAAAACGAATCTACATCGCCGGGCCGATCACTCGCGGCAACCGCACCGACAATTTCGCGAACGCCTGCAAAGCGCAAGAATCGCTAATGGCCTGCGGGTTCGCCCCCCTCAATCCAATGCTCACCATGCTGCATCCGGCGGCGTGGGTGATTCCTCATGAGGACTGGATGGCGGCCGACCTTCCGTGGGTGGCGGTTGCCGACGGCCTGCTGAGACTGCCGGGCGATTCAATCGGCGCTGATATGGAGGTCGCTCACGCAATGAAGCTCGGGATTCCAGTGATGTACTCAATTACGGAAGTGCTCACGCGCTTTGCTGAATAATGCCCGCCCCTCAAGGCTTATTCCACTTCACCGGCCTCGCTGACATCATCGCGGGGGACTTCACCCTCTGCCATGGGATCAGCCCGTCGGTTTGCACGCTCACCACCGTACCCCGGCCGGTGAGCGCAGCCAACGTCGGCACGCTGACGATCAGTTTCGGCGGGCAGAGGATTGTCCTGCCGGAGTGCGCGGTCGATTCGGCCTCGATCACGCAAGGCAACGGTTTCCGCTGGCAGATTCGGATTCTCGATCGGCGGTGGAAATGGCAATTCGGCGCGGTCTACGGCCGCTACAACCTGCGAAAGAAGAACGGCGACGTCGAAACCGAGACCGAGAAAAGCCCGCGCGACTTGGCGACGATCTTGCTGCGGGCGATGGGCGAGCAGGGGTTCGACGTCTCGCGCCTGCCCAACGAATCGCGGCCGATGGTGGAATGGCTGGCCGCCAACCCGGCGCAAGAGCTTGCGGCCTTGTGCGACTCGCTCGGTTGTCGCGTGGTGCTCGGGCTGAACAACCGCGTGACGCTCTGGCCGGCTGGGCAGGGAAAGGAGCTGCCGATCGGCGGGACTGCGATCAGCGGCGGCTATGGCGTGCAGGCGAAGATTCGCCCCGATATGTTGATGGTCGTCGGCGGGCCGGTGGTATTTCAGACGAAGCTCGCGCTAGAGCCGGTCGGCGAAGATACCGACGGCTCGATAGTGCCGATCGACAAGCTGAGTTACAAGCCGACGAGCGGATGGGCGGGCGAAGACACCAACTATTTCAACGGCGTCACGGCGACCTGGACTGAGGACGGGCACACAAAATACGCGCGGTCGCTGGCGCTCAAGACGGTCTGGCGGTGGTATCGGATCACCGGGCAGGCGGAAGGCGGGATCGGCCCGCGCGGCGTTCCGGGGCGATTCGAGTCGATCGACCAACTGCTGCCGCTGGGCGACACGCTCAACGAGACGGCGCCCGACGCCGATGGGATCGAACGCGCGAAGCCGGCGACGATCGATGGAGTGTATTGGCCTTACCTTTTCCCGCCGGGCAACACGCCCGAGGGGACGCCCTGCATCGTGCCGTTCTCGCTCGACACGGCGCGCGGCATCGTGCAGTTTCAAAACCCGGTCTTCAAGTGGATCACGCCGACGACTGCGGCGATCGCGAAAGCGGCGGCCGAGATTTACTTGACGACGACTTACCAAGTGCGGCCGAACAAGAACGATAGTTTCCTGTTCAAGCAGCATTTTCGGGAACTGCCGGGGCGAAAGCGCGGGGCGGGCGGGCGTGTCTTGCAGCACCCCGAGATCATCCTGCGGCCGATCGTGCGCTATAACAAAAAAGCCGTGGTGCGCATCGACTCCAACGATAACGAAGTCGTCGCCGAGATGAACCATTACATCGACGCGGCGCTCAAGGAATACAACTCGCCGGTTTCGACCGAGATGCTGTACGCCGGAATGATGGCGGTCGAGCTGGACGGGGCGATTTGTCAATGGTCGTTTAGTTGCGGCAAGAACGCGGAAGCGACGACGAGGATCGGGCGCAACAGCGAACCGGCGATTGAAGCTGTGCCGTATGCCGAGATGCGGCGCCGCGAGACGGCGAAGCGCATCGAGGGGAAGGTGACAATGCTCGACGAGCTAGAGCGGGTCAAGCGGCTCGGTGTGGAGCGCATCGCATGACGGGCCTGCTGCTTCCCGGTTCTCCGCTGCCATCGGTCGTCGACAAGATTCGCTGGTTCGAAGCGGTGCAAGACGGCTCGGTGGAGATCCCGCCGTTCGCCGTCTGCGAAGTCACGGGCGCTGAGACGCGCAGCGAGGGCAACCTGAGCATCGGCCTGGTGCTCAAGGTAAGGCGGCCGACGGCGGCCAACCTGTTCGGCTGCGTCATCAACGGGCCGTCGCCGATCACAACGAGCGGCAGTCGGCGCGGGGCGGTCACTTACGACTCGCCGATGCTCGCGCTGTACGACACGGCGGACACGCCCGCTTACGGTGATTCGTTCGGCACGCAAGCGAACCTGTTTACGCTCAAGAAGGGGAACGCGGGGTTCGGAATCATCGGCGGTCACGCCGACGGGCGGGTTCTTGTCGAGCGAACGCCGCGCGTGGGTTCGTTTGTCGCGCAGAACGGCGGGTCAACGATTAGCGCGCGGAGCGGCACGACGGCGGGTAGCGGCACGGTCACGATCTTCCGGCTGGTGGGCACGACGCTGACGACGACGAGCCGCACGCTGACGGTTTACAACATGACCGACAACACGGTCGCGGCGAACGCTTACATCCAATGTAAGTTCGATATGTTCGGCACGGCTTGGGTTGACGTTGAGGATTGCTAAGCGTGGGGCTCAAAAAGAACAATCCGGGGTGCAATTGCTGCGGGGCGACATGCTCTAGCTGTACCGGCGCCGTTCCCGCTGAAATGCAGGTTGATATTAGCGGCCTAGCGAACGACATTTCGTGCGCGGCGGCGGACTGCGTTAATTTCGAAGGAACGTACGTTGTTCCGCTGACAGTTTCCGGAGGCAGCGGTTGCGTGTGGTCCAAGTCATTTACGCTGTCGCCGACGGCGTGCGGCGAGTCGTCGCTAACTGTGTCGGTGTTCATTCCGGCCCCGTTCTTTCCCGGCACGATACTAGTTGAGTTTTTGTTCGGCGGTATTGGGTTTCGCGCGAACTTTCGTCAAGCGCAAACCCTGCCGTTTGATTGCGAAAGCCCGCCGGGAACGGCGATCGCCTACGCGAACGAAAGCCCGCCAAACACGCCTTGCAATTGGAGCGGCGGAACCTGCCTGTTGACCGCGCTATGATGGATCTGAATTGCCAGTTTCGCTTCACCGGAAAAGACGAAGCGACTGGCAAAAACACTGCTGTATGCGTGCATTGCGGGCGGCGAATCGTCACTCCGCTGCTGCGAATATCGGCTGAGTGCCGATCCGAAAAGCCGCGCATTGACTGCCTTCACCGTCACGAAGCCACCGGCGCCCGCGAGTGCGAATCGTGCGCGGGCCGAGTCAAAATCAAAACCTTTCGCTGCGACCTACACGGCGAATGCACGCTCGCGAAACAACTAGACGGCCTCGCTTGCTGCGCCGCTTGCAAGGACTTTACCGCCCAATGAAAACTCTCTCCCTGCTATTCGCCCTCATCGCTGCGCCGCTCTGCGCCGCCGAGCCACCGCGCGTCGCTTGTTGGAACGTCAACGACTGGGGGCTTGCGCACCAGCGCGAATTGGCCGACGCCGGCCACCACGTCGAATGGACGATCGGCGTTCCGATCCTGATTCAAAACGCCAACAACCCCAAAAAGCTAGAGCGGTTTCTCGAAGAGAACGAGGCGCACCTTGCGCGGATTCCCGCCGGCGCGCCGATCACGATTCGGTATCACAACTGGCTTTCGGACTTCACCGAAATCAAGCCCGAAGATCGCGGGCCGATGGAGACGTCGCCGCTAGTCTGGCGGCTGCGCGATGACGGTTCGCTCGACTCTACGCCAGTTGTGTGTCCCTTCGGGCCCATCGAAGCATGGTCGGCGCTCGGCAAGGCGACGGCCGAAAGCGTCTTTCTCGCCGGTCTCGCCGCGAAGTTACCAAATGCCAGCCGCATTCTCGCGATGGAAAACAACGAGCCGACGAAACAGGAGATCGGCGCCCTCACGGTCATTCGTCCCCGCGCTCCCGGTCAGCCCGTGCCGACGGACGAGTGGGGAAATCGGCTGCGCGACTGGCGGCCCGATCTGGAAAAGATCAATCTTCGTGCGGCTGCGTACGCGGCCCTGCATCCCGACGCGAACGAATTGCAGGTTGCTCTCGATCGCATGTATCGCGAGCGCTACGAAGCGTTCACGGCGGCATTCCTGGCGAACCTGCCCGAGGTCTGGCGCGGCCGGGTTTACACCGGCGGCTACGCTGACACGCCGATCGATCGTCTCGATCTCGATTACCGAAACCCCGCCGTCGATTGGGACTTCTCGCCTGGCGGGATGTCGCTCTACCTGCACCACGAAAAGAGCGATCGCATCTATGCTGACAAAAGCGGCTCGCCGCTCACCGATCACCGCCGGCTGCGCTCGCCGCTCACGGTGGCCCTCAATACCGCGCCGCTTCATGAGATCGTGCAGTCGCTACGCCCCGGACAGCCGAATGAAGTTTCCGTCTGGCTCTCGCCGACGTATGGCCGCAAGGTCGGTCGCGACGAAATGGGCCGCTACTTGACACCCACAGACTCGCTGGGCTTCTACCGCGGGCTAGTCTGGGCCACCCGCGCCGACGTCTTTCGATACTTCGCCGCCAGTCAGACGAAGCTCGACGGAGTGTTCTACGACAACCCGAGCGACCCGCCAGAGGTCCGGCACTGGACCGAACGCGACTTCTACAGCTCGCTCTTGGAAGCGGTCGATGAGGTTCACAGCGACGCGAAGCTCTCGCGGTTCTATCGCGAAGGCCAGCCGATCTTTACCGCCGACCCTTCGTTCTATCGCTGGACGCTGCCGAGCGGCCCGGTGATGAATCGTTTGCTCTACACCGACGCTGACGAACCGCGATTCTACTTCGACGACAGCAATAAGCTCGTCGATGTTTGGTCGCAGAAAGATGGCCAAGTCGAGCTAAACGTCTTCGCTCTTGGCTGGCGCATTGGCGACGACCCAAGCGGCCCGACGCTGCTGTTCGCTTACTCGCCAGTCGAGACGCGAACGAATGTCACGGTCGATGTGCCGGGATTGGGCGACGTGCTGATTCCGAGCGTTGGACCGGAGGGCGTGTTCCACTTCGCTGGCGCTTCGCTTCCCGATGTTGACCCGCCGCCAGTTGATCCGCCAGTTGATCCGCCGGTTGATCCACCGCAGCCGCCCGCCGATCGCATCGAGCGCGCCGCGGCTTTGTTGCGCGAAGCGTTGGAACTGCTTGAAGACGAGTAGCGAATCACGAAAACCACTCCATCACCTTCATCGCCACCCACCACGCGGCGAGAAGGATTGCGGAGAAGAGAGCACGATAGAAACAGCCGCGTTCGGAAAGCATGGCGAAACGATAATCGAATCAACGAATAGGAGCAAGTGAAATGGCCGCGTATGCGGAACTGACAAACGAGCAGCGCGACGTGCTGCAAAACTGGATCAACAACCTTCGCGCCGTGGCTGGCGAGCAGGCTCGCGTCAACAATCATTGGGACGCGATCAACACCCAGTACGTCTCGCAAATTTCCGCGATCCTTGCGGAGTTGGATGACAACGCCATCATCCCGAACACTAGCGGCTTGGCCGGCGCGCAGTCGCTCGACGTGGACGCTGAAGCGGTCTCGATCATGTCGCACGGCCAAGGCATCCTCACGAACTACAACACGTCGGGCCATCGACTGCTATGGGCGAAAGCGGCCGGAGCGCCGAATCTGATTGGTTAGCAGACAATGGCCGCACCAACCAATATCTACGTTGACCCAGCCATCGCCGCGAATAGCGGATCGGGCGCTATTGGTGATCCGTATGGCGACTTGCAATACGCGCTGAACACGGTCACGCGCGATAGCACGAACGGCGATCAGTTCAACATCAAGGCAGGGGCGGCGGAAATACTGTCGGCGGTGCTCAGCTTGACGACCTACGGCACGCCGACTTCAACTGCACCGCTCATCTTCCGCGGCTACACAAGCGCCGCCAACGATGGCGGCATTGGAGACATCGACGGCAATAATGGCAATTTTCAGATCCTCGCCGCGACAGCTTCGGTGACTTTCATCGACCTCAAGCTCCATAACACCGGCTCAGCAGACATTATCGGACTCAGTTCAGACGGCTGCGTACAGCAGTGCGAACTGTACGACTCCACGGGGGATGGAATTCAGTTTGGCGCGTCGCGCTGCACCGTGATCGGCAACCATTTCCACGACATCAGCAACTACGGCGTCAACATGAATGCCGCCGCCTCCTGCTTGGTGAAATGGAACTACTTCAAGAATGGCTCGTCGAAAAAGTTTCTCTCGGCAATCCGAGCGCCCGGCAGCACAAGCACGATTGAAGCCAACATAATCTCTGTCGATGGGTCGAGTGACGGAATCGAGGCGGTGTCCAACACCGCCTTGGCGAGCGTGATTCAAAACAATTCGATTCTCAGCAGTAGCGGCACAGGAGTCGGAATCGAATTGAACGACACCGACCGGCGAGCGACGGCGATCGCCAACAATCTCGTGGAAGGCTTCAGCGGCACGGGCGGGGTTGGCGTCAAGTTTTCCGGCGGTTCGCAAAACGCCGCTTTCTACGGAGGCCACGGCGTTTACAACTGTGCGACTGCTTACGACACGAATACCGACGAGGTGATGTTGAACGCGGGCGACAACGAGACTCTCGGCGCAACGCCTTTCGGCAAATCCGGCTCAGACACCTTCGCCAATCGCTTTACTTACTTCGCGCCAGCGGACACCGGCAACGTCCACGGCGGCGCCTACCCCAGCGGATCAAATCGGGACAAAGGCGCAGTTCAGCACGCGGATGCGGGCGGTGGCGGTAGCGGCATTATCTACAGGCGACCATTGGTCGTGGGAGCGTAAATCGCATGGCTGTTTACAAAAACAAAGCGAGCCAGAAAGTCGCCTGCTTTGCCTACGATCCGACAGACGGCAGCGCGGTCACTGGCGATGCTGCGAACATTACGGCGCAGATCAGCAAAGACGGCGCGGCCACGGCGGCGACGAACGACACGAACCCGACGGAATTGGACGCGACCGACGCGCCGGGTATCTATCTATTCGATCTCACGCAAGCCGAGTCGAACGCCGACCTGATTATCCTTTCGCCCGTTTCGGCGAACGCGACAATCGAACCGCTGATTATCTATACCGAGCCAGAGATTCGCTCTGCCGACGCGGTGGCTCTCTCTGGCGACTCCACAGCCGCCGACAACGCCGAAGCCTTCTTCGACGGCACAGGCTACGCAGGAACGAATAATGTGATCCCGACGGTGACGACAGCAACGAACGTCACCACCGTCAACGGATTGGCGGACGGCGTGATTACCGCCGCGAAGATTGCCTCAGACGCCATCGCTCTGGCGAAGCTCGCCAGCGACGTGAAAGCTCGCTTGCTCGCCAGCGCCTCCGTCACGAAGCTAGACGCCTCTGCGCTCGGCATCATTCTCGGCACGGTGGACGACACCGTTTCTCCGACGACGACGCAATTTGAATCGGACGACATTACCGAGGCGACGGCCGACCATTACAACGGGCGAGTGGTCATCTTCACCAGTGGTGCATTGCTCGGGCAGGCGACGACGATTGAGGACTATTCGCTGGTAAGTGGTCGCGGGCGTTTCGTAGTGACCGCTTTGACTGAGGCTCCGGCGAACGACGTTACGTTTGTGATTATCTGAGACAAACATGAACAATAAAGAATTGATCGATGCCGTGAAGCGACAGCTAGACGGCGTTCGTGAATACTTAGCAACGCACGATTCGCCAGAGGCGGCGGCGATACATGCGTTGTATCACGCGGTCAATTTGATGCTCGCCAAAATGGAAGCGGACGAAGCTAAGAAAGCGGAGTAGCGGTGGCGCTCAAGACCGACCTGAAAATTTGGTACGACCTCACCGAGGCCAGCGGCAACGCCGTTGATGCTCACGGCGGTCATACGGGTGTTGAGACGAGCGGCACGATTGGGCAAGACACCGGGCCGGGTGGAGCGAGTTCGGCTCGTGCGTTCGCAGCCACCGACACCGAATACTTTGAAGTCACCGATCACGCCGACGTTTCGCACAGCGATGCCGATTACACCTGGCAGGCGTTCGTCAAGCTCGCCTCGACGCCGGGCACGAACATGCACGTCGTCAGCAAGTGGAACGGCAGCGGCGGGCAAGATGAAATTCGGCTGTTTATTAACGCATCAAGCCAAGCATCGTTCCAGGTTTCAAACAACGGAACGGCAAGCACGACAGTCGCGGCGACAACCTTTGGGGCACTCTCCACGGGTGTCTGGTATCACTTGCTCGCCTGGCACGATGCGACGAACGACATTATCGGCATCTCCGTCAACGGCACAGCGAACACCGCTTCGCACTCCACCGGCATCTTCGATTCAACGACGAATCTCGTTATTGGCGCACGGTCGAACGCGGCTCAGTATTTCGACGGCTTAATCGCCCGCGTTGCCAAATGGAATCGGCTACTGACAGGCGACGAAAAGACGGAGCTAAACAACAGCGGGCTGGGGATGCTGTACGCGGAATTAGACGCGGCTGGCGACCCGGCTACAGCGATCACGCAATTGTCGCCGATGGCGTTGCCGGGGCGGCGGTATAGCTTCACGGCGAAAACGCCGGCGAGTGGTGGTTTTCAAGCGGCATGGGCGCGGGGCAGCAATGTGCTTTTGCAACCGGGGGTGATCTGTGCGTAAGAATGTCGCGGGACAAGTCATCGGTGCGCAGCTCGTTAGCGCCAGCGACGGCAGCGCCTTCACCGGCTCGGTCACGGTCGCGGTTACTGGCGATGGTGGCACGCAAGCCACAGGCTCAGTAGGTTCGGGCGCATGTACTCATGAGGGCGGCGGCTATCATACCTACACTCCTGCACAAGCCGAGACGAACTACGATCTTATTGCGTTCACGTTCTCAGGATCGGGCGCGATTCCGGTGACGGTGCAAGTCTTTACGGTCAACGCAAAACTCACGGCGGCGGCCATCGCGAACATGGAAGTCGTTTACGTCACAGACTTCGCGACCAACTACAGCACCGCGAACGATCAATGGAGCGTCAGTTCGTCGGCAGTCGCCAGCGTCACCGGCGGCATCAACACCAGCGGTGGTGCGATCACCACGCTGGATGCACTCGATACCGCTCAGGATGCGCAGCACGGCACGACGCAGACCGAACTCGCCAAGGTTCCGAAGTCCGATAGCAACGTGACCTGGAACGCGACCGCTCTCGCCAGCATCAAAGCCGAAGTGGATTCGGCGCTGGCCGATTACGACGCGCCGACGAATACGGAAATGGTCGCCGCGTTCACAGAAATCAAGGGTGCAACGTGGGCTACAACCGACACGCTGGAAGCGATCCGCGACCGAGGCGATGCGGCCTGGGTGACGGCGACTGGCTTTAGTACGCACTCGGCAGCGGATGTTTGGGCGGCGGTGGATCGCACCCTCACGGCGAATACGAATCTCAACGATCCAACGGCGGCGGCGATTGCCGATGCAGTCCTTTCGCGCAACGTCTCCAACGTGGAAGGCTCGGCGCCAGAGCACTCGCTTTGTACGATCGTTCTCGCTTCGCTGGAAAGCTCGATCAGCGACACGACTTGGACGATCAAGCGAACCGACGGCAGCACGACGCACTACACGAAGACGGTCACGGTTGACGATACTGCCGATCCGATCACGGGGGTCAGTTAATGGGAAGCTGGCGAGACATCCTGCGGCGCATGCTCGGCTGGTTCAGCGCCGGGCCCGCGGCGGCCGTGCGCAGCGCCAATAGCTGGCCCGACCTGCACGGCCCAGATAATTCGTTCCGGGATCTGCACGGGCCGGATAACACGTTCCGAGATCTGAGCGGGGGCGAGTGATGGCCTACGACAACCCAATTCAAACGCACAAGATCACCGACCTGGACTCGCTCACGCCGATCGGGCGCACGCTCAAGCGCGGGGGCTCGGCGATCGACGGGACGGCGCTCACGCTGCAAACGAAGCTCGTAAGCGACGCGGGGACGGTCATTCACGATTGGACCGCGACCGGCGCGAGCTGGTCTGTCGCCGCGAGCGGCAAGGCTCAGTACGATTGGCAACCGGCCGACCTAACGGCGTTCCAAGCGGCGGCCGATGGCGCCGTGTTCTGGCTCTGGTTTCGCGTGGCGAGCGGCGGCGAGTACGATACGTTTCCGCACGATGGGCGGAAGCTAAAGATCGTGGTGAATAAGGCGGCGTAGGCTTGCCCGTTGGTTCCCGGTCGGGCGCCGGGGAGTGAGTTATTCGCCGCGATAAGTGCTCATGCTCCCAATCGTGCCGTCCTCTTGAATCTCGTCGATTCGGTAGCGAACCACGATTGCATGGGCATACTTCCGCTCGTTGTCGCTCAGCCACGAAAGCCATGTTTCGCAGTCAGACTCAGCCTCATCGCGGGTTTTTCGCGGCTGGCAGTCGATGTCTTGCGGGTGACCCTTAAGTTCAGCCCACGCTTGGTAGCACGTCTCGCCAACAGTCCAGGTCGTTTGGTTCGCAGTCGTCATCGTTCTCATCCTCTCGGTTAAAGTTTCCCGCCGGTCACTCGCCGGCGCGTTTCGTTCTCAACTCTCAACGTAAATAAGTATAGCCTTTATTCGTCACGCTGCAAGGGCTATCGGCAATAATTCCGAAAGATTTTTTCAGCCGTCGCTTGCCGTCGCCGTAAGTATATGGTATATGCTAAATTATGGCGACCAAAAAATCTCAGAAAAAACCGCCCGTCAAGCCGAAAAGAGGCAGGCCGGCATTGTTTCCCAGGCCGACGGCGGTGCTCGTCAAGATGGATAAGAGCGACCTGTCGCTAATCAAGCAGGCGGCGAAGCGTGACGGCGTTAAGGTGTCGGCGTGGATGCGCGAGACGTGCATAGCCGCCGCTGAGCGCGCATAAAAAACCCCGCCGTGCGTGAGCAACACGGCGGGGCGAGCGTGGCTTCATGCCGGAAAGGTTGCTGGCAGTTTACGCCAGCGTTCCGGTCGCGTCCGGCGCGAACTGCTCGACGACGATCTCTTCATCGTCGCTGGCCTCTGCCGTCAAGACCACCACGCGGCGCTCGGCGACGTGTTCGGCAATCTCGCGGCGCGCGATCGGATCGAGCCCTTCGTATGCTTCTTGCGGGATCACGAACACGCCCTCGTCGCCGACGGACTCGATAGCGACGTCAAGCGCGATGCGCCAGCGTTCGCCGGCGGACAAGTCCGCGAACTTCGTCGGCCCGCGATGCGTGCTGAGCACCAGCCGGCCGTCGTCGACGCGAAGCGGCGAGCCCGTTTTCGCCACCGCCTGCGAGAGAACGCCGTCCGTCCCGGCCGCTGCCTCACGAAACCGCGCGGCCCTTTCGCGATGCGAGTGCGCGAGCGCCTTCGCCTCTTTCGCAGCCGCCAAGCTCTTGAGTTTCTGACGCAATACCGCGCCATCCTCTACCGCCTTGCGGGCCTCGCTCACGCGCTGCGCCGCGGCCTCTTGTTCGTCGATCGACACCGGCGCCGGCGCATCGGCGGCAAGCTGTTCGCGCCATGCGGCGATGGTCGATTCGTGATTCGTCGCCGCGACCTGAGCCGATCGCGCCGCGTCAAGCTCAGCCGCACGCTGACGACTCGTTTCCTTGCAGCGGTTCAGCGCCGCTTCGGCGCTGGCCAGATCGGCCTGCGCGTCGTTGAATAGCGCCTGGGCGGTAGCGAGGCTCTTTTCTGCGTCGCCGCGCGTCGGCCCCCTATAGCCCGCCTCTGCTTCCGCCAACTTCCGCTTGGCGTTCGCTGCCGCATAAGCCGCATTGGTCGCCGCTGTCGCTCTGGCGTTCACTGCGGCCTCGTCTCTCACGGCCTGCTCTAGCGCTTCCGCCAGCGTCCGCTCGTCGGGCGCATCGCCATCGCGGGCGCCTTCCGCCGCCGCCAGACGGGCCTTTTCCTGCCCCTCGAAGTGGACGGCCTCGCGCTCGCTAAGCCGCGCGCAGTCCTCGAGCTCGCGCTTCACCAGCGCCGCCATTTCCGTAAGGTCAAGATCCTCCATATCGGGCGGCCTGCCCGAGTCGTGCGCCATCGCCGCTTGGAACTGCTCGCGCCCGCCGATCAGCCCGTAGAACAGCTCCTCGTCGGCTGGCACGCCCGCGAGCTGCACTAGCGCCTTAATTCGCTTCGCGTCGGCTGCTTCCGCCGACTTCAAGCCGGGGTCAACTAGCGCCGCCAGATCGAGCTTGCCTTCCAGCGACTCGACTTCCAGCTCGCCGCTGCGCGTCTGCCGCTTGCCGAGCGTTAGCTTGACGCCGTAACCCTCGACCTTGCCGCGCGCTGCGCCGTCGCGAACCTCAGGCTTTCCGCGACCGCTCATGGCCGCTTCGACGGCCTCTAACGTCTTGCTCTTGCCGCGCCCGTTGCGGCCTTTCAGCACGACGATACCGCCCTCTGGCGGGCATTCGATCGCTACGTTTTTCACCGGGCCGACGTTTTCAACTGTGATGGTGGGCATGGTTTTCTGTTGGGGTTAATAGGGCAGGCTGGATTCAAACTCGGCTTGCTCGCGGTCAAGCTGCTCGATCTTGGCGGCGACGCGCCGCTCGATCCACGCTTCGCGCTCTTCGGGCGAAAGCTCCGTCGGCGCGTAAACGGTCCACATGCCGCGGCTGGCTTCGATGCTGTTCGCGCGGCGCTCGGCGTCATTCATCAATGCGATGCGGGTTCGGGACTGACGAATGGCGGCATTCGCCGCGATCTCTTCCTCTTGCGCGGTGAACCGATCCGTCATCGGGTCGCGATAAGCGATTCGCATGGCGACTCCTAAAAGGGGGCTTCGTTGACGGGGAGCGATTCGCGCCAGCGGCGCTCTAGCTGGCGCCGGTAATCGGCGAGCGCATCCGCTTTCGCCACAAGCAGCCGCTCGGCATCTTCAACGAGTCGCATGGCGCGTAGCAGGTCGCCGCCCTTCACGGCAAGCAGCGCCCAGCCCAGCGCATCGCCGTCTTCGCGGAAGGCGTTTAGCGGCGGGCAGATCGAGCCGCCTGCGCAAATTGTCGACTGCCGGTCTGTGTCGTGGCGTGGTCCGTCGAGTAAAGTGGTCATTGCGTAGCCTTTCGAGGAATCGGAGGGTTAAGGGGGCCGACGTGTTACGAGCACGCCGGCCCCCAGCTTTTGGGAAACTACTTCGCGCCGGCAGTCGCGCGGCGCTTGGAATTTACTGGCGAGCCGGGTTGGTGATCGGCGTCCGGCTCGAAGCGCGGGCCGTCTTCGGCGGGCGGCATGTAATCGTCGGCCGGCGGCTGAGCTTGCTCGGCTTCTCGCTTGACTCGCTCGGCGTCTTGCCGGGCCTGTTCTGCCTCTTCGAGCATGTTGTGCCGCTGCCGGCAGATCGCTTTTCCCGCTTCCATCGTCGGGGCGTTCGGGTTCTCGGAGGCGAAGCGATCGAAGGCCGCTCGCACGGCGCGCGTATCGCGAGCGTTGGCGACGGAGGTGCGCAGAACGGCAAGCAGCGATTCATCGGGAACTGGCGGGGGCGGGGGCGGTTCGCCTTGGCCGAGCCATTCGGCGAGCTCGCGGCCGAACTCTTCGCCGGGCTTATCCAGCGCGGCGTCTTGCCACTTGCCGGTTCGATCCTTTTCGACGAGGGCGACGTGGGCCTCGGTGATCGAGATGAGCATATCGAACTCGTACTCGATCCCCTTTCCCTGCTCGGGCGCGAGCCCCAAGCGAACAGGTTTGCTCTTGCCGCTGCCGTTGGAGTCGGCCGCCTCGGTGGCCCATTCGGTCTTGGCTCGCATGGTACAGATCAGGTGGCCGGGAAAGCCAAGCAGCGTCTTTAGGAGCTGACTCTGCTTCGGCGTTCCCTCGCTCCACGCGCTCCAGGTGTTGCCTTTGTATTTGGCCTTCGCCAGACGCTCGACTTCGACAAGCAGTTCTTTCCAGGCGTGCGACAAGCTGTCGATAATCAGCACGTCGTACTCGGTGGCCTTGTGGACGGCGCCGGAAAGCAGGTCAATCGTGGCGTTCGTCAGGCTGGCCGCGTCGAACTCGAAGCGATCGGCGTAGATGCTGGCGCTCTCGCCCTCGGTGTCGATCAGGGCGATGCGCCCTGATGATCCGACCAGGCCGCGGGCGATGCGCAGAGCGGAGAATGTCTTGCCGCTGCCGCTCGGGCCGTAGATGGCAATGCGGGCCTTGCGTTGTTTCTTCGTCGCACGGGTGAACATAACGGGCCTTTCGGAAAGGGGTGGTGGGGGAAGGTGATGACAGACTCAGTATGACCAAAAGGTAATATCTGTCAATAGGGTTTCGGCGATTCGACCCCAATCTTTGAGAAATTCCGGCAGAATCCGGCTAGATTTCGTCCGTGTCGATCGGCGGCGGCAAAGGCCGATCGGCGTCGATCTGCGTTTCGTCGAGGTAATTCCGCTCGAAAACGCGCCTCGTGTTGCCGAGATGATCGTGGCCGCGGCCCGGCGCGACCTTTTCAACGGCCGTTCCGCTTCCCGACCTGAGGCACTTGAGCGAGCCAGGCAGGCCAGCAATCTTCACCAGCCGGCGGGCCTCGCGGCGGAACAGCTCGAGCCTGCCCCATAGCGGCCAGCAAAGGGCGCGGTCGGGCGGCAGCGTGCGGTTAATGGCCTTGATCGTTTCTGGCCGGAAGGTGATCGCAACACGCTTGCGCGTCTTTTGCTGGACATGCACGATACGGGCCTCTGGCGCGCCGAGCACATGGTCGACGCGAAGCCGTCGCAGATCGCAGCCACGCAGTCCGGTATCCCACGCGGCGAGAATGTAGCTGCGCCAGAAGTCCCGGCGCCGAACGCCGGTTGCCGAGTGGTGGCCGTCGAACGCTTCGCAGGCGAGCAAGAGCTTCTTGGCCTGCTCGACCGTGTAGGCCAGCGGCGTCCGCTCGGGCAGCGTAACCCGCATGACCTTGCTAACGCGAATTGGCGCCACCAGCCCATCGTCGGCCGCGGCATTCGCCAGCGTCAGGAACATGCGGCGGCGATTGCGCCGCGTGTCGTCGGAGTAATTCTGCTCGCGAGCCCACCGTAGGTAATCGTTGATCGTCTGGTGGGTCAGCTCGTCGACGTCGAGCTCGCCCCCGCGCCAGCCCTCAAGCCGGTTCACGAAGCAAGTCAGTTGCTCTGCCGACGAAGCGGCAAGATCGTGGCAACCGATGTAATCGGCAACGAAAACGCGAAGTTTCAATAGACTGCCCCACGCTGAAAACGTAGCTCACCATCGGGAAATTCGCAAATTTCCCGGTAGGGCAGTCCGCCCAGTTCCTTTTCCTGAGATATGCCTTAACTAATCGGAAACTACCGCTTAGCTCAGTTGCCTAAACTACCGACCCTATTTAATCGTCACAACCCGCTCGCATGGCTCAGTTGGTTAGAGCGGTGCCCTCACATGGCGCAGGTCGCAGGTTCGAGTCCTGCTGCGAGCACTTCAACCCAAAGGCGATTCGCATGGAAAACCACGACTTTCTTTGCTTCGAGACGACGGGCATTAACCTTCGCTTCATTCGGTATTACAGGTTCGATCCCGACAGCGGGATGTATCGGTTCACTTTTGGTCATGAGTCGTACCTCGACCTGAAGCCGGCGGACGCCGCCATCGTTATTGCTGCGCTTGGGGCGACGGCGACAGCTGATGCTCTGGAGGCAACTTCGCTCGAAGGTTCTCAATGACCACCGGCTTTCGCTTGTCCAGATCGAAGTCGACCCATCGCTTCGCCGAATCGGCCAGCGACTCGACCGCCGCAACGAACCGCGTGACGGTCGGATGCGAAAGCATGGCGAGCAGGGCGTCGGTCGTGTTCATGGCTGTGGCTGGGTTGGTGGGACAAAGGCTGGGATTATCGGCTCTTGCCTCTTAATTGTCAATTGGTAATACTGTGGGGATGGTAGTGATGGCAAAGGCACTTCGCGATTTATTCTGTGAGAACGCCAAGCGGCGGCGGCTTGAGCTCGGCTTGACGCAAGAGGAAGTTGCTTCGCGTTTAGGTGTCGGCCAGCCGGCCTATGCGCATATCGAAGCTGGGCGGCGAAGCCCCGGAATTGCCATAATCGAGAGCGTTGCGGAAGCGTTGAATTGCGACCCGCTTGACCTTCTCAAGCCGGCGAAAAATGGTCGCGGAAGATAATTCTCGGTCGCCCGCTTGACTCTGATATTACTTTGAGGTAATAATGCCCACGCCTAACACGCGTGGGTTTTTTTGTGCCCACGCGCCAATCAGGAAGGTGCAGGGCAATGGGAAACAGAGGGCCATACAGAAGCGCCAGGCCGTTCGGGGACGATCCGGCGCTGTACCTGATTCTTGATCCGACGACCAAGCAGATCAGGTACGTCGGCGCGACTGGCAATTTCCGGAAAAGAATTGAGTCGCACTGTTCCGCCGGGTCGCCGATGCCTGTCGGTCGCTGGATTGCACAGCTTCGCCGGGAAGGCAAACGGCCGATCTTCGTTAAGGTCATCGGATTCGGCGCATTCTCGACTGTCGAGGAAGAGGACCATCTTGTCGCGATGGAGCGCCGAGCGATAGCCGCCGCCGCTGAAAAGGTCGGCCTTGCGCTGCTGAACAGGCGGCACAATCCGCTGTGGGGCAAGAGCGGGACGACTCACAAGTACTTCCCGCTCATCCCCGCCTAACGTCACGGACACGACCACCATGGACACACCCCCGCGCGAGCGAATCCAGGTCGGACTCGTTGGCCCCGGTGCGTTGCCGGTCGCGCGGGGATTTTTTTCTCTCTTGAGGTCCATCAATGAGCGATCACCTAAAGCGAGTTGCGGACATGCTCGACAAGTCGCACACGGCTTTATTGCAAACCGAGAGCACGACGCTAAAGGCGGCCGTCGTGTTTCTCTGGGAGGCGATATACGAACTGGCCGAGCAGGCGAAAGAGAGTCTTGTCGAGGACGAGGCTGCTTGATTGATCCAAAAGCGGGTCGCCCTACCCGCGCCCTCGTCGGGCAAGCGGTGCTCATCGGCCGCACTGGGGTCGCGCATTCGGTTCGTCGCGAGGCTTTTATCACGGGCCACATAACGACCGGCAAAACGTCTTCAGTTTCGATGCCTTTCGCCTGAGGCTCGCCGGTGGGTTTTCCATCGGCGGGCCGACGGCGGGGAGGCGCACCAAGAAAGGCAATTATGAGCGAGACAGCGGAAACAGAACGCCCCGCCAGAAGGCCGTTCGCCTGCGAAAAATGCAAGGCCGACGAGTGGCTGTCGTGTGATCTAGTCGCGATTCACGGCGTGCGAACTCGCCTCTGCCCGAACTGTATCGACGCCTGGCACGACTTCGTACACGACGTCGACGGCGAGCATATCGAAGATTTTGAGGGCCTGCTTCGCGCAGAGGCCGCCTACTTCGCCACGCTCGCGCAGCTCCACGACGCCGACTCAACCTACGACGCGGAAGACTTGGGGCTGGCCCTGATCGAACTAGAGCAGGCTCGCCACGTCGTGCGCATCGTGCTGCGGAATTGGCTCGGCCGAACCCCGAAAGCATGAACATCGTGGTTCATTCTTCCCCCGAACAACCGATCAACGTCACCGCGACCGCTCACCGCGGCGACACCTACGTCATGCTCTGGCGACCCGAGTACGCCACCGACGTCCTGCGCCATCTCGGCCGCTGGGCGAGCAATCCCGATCTTTCCTTCACCTGGCCGCTGGCCTGCGCAATGTCGCACGCCATGCGCCGGGAACTTACCCGAAAGGAATCCCCATGTTTGGACTCCGCCGCGCCGCTCCTGGCGGCGCTCAAGTCTCTCCACGACGAATCACCGCCGGCCCGCCGTTCCTGATCCGGCCGGCGCGGATCGACGACCTGGAAGCGATCTCGGCTATTCAGCAAGCCGCTTACGGCGATCGCTGGCTCGACTCGATCCTCTTTCACGAGCTCTCGCGGCCTGACGGCGTGGCCTATATCGGCTCGCTCGGCGGGACGAGGATCTGCTTCGCGATCGGCGTGGTGCAAGCCGACTGCCGGCATATCTTCGACCTGCTCGCGGTGGCGCCGGCCTGGCAGGGAGAGGGCTACGGCTCGGCCCTGGTCGCCGCAATGTTCCCGAGCTGGCCGTGCGCACGGCGCCGGGTGACGGTGCGCGTGCATGAACGGCTCGTCGGCGGGCAGTTGTTTCTCCGCAAGTGCGGGTTTACCTGCGAGCGGATTTTGCGCGGGGCGGGGGTGGATAGGGAGGATGTTTACGAGTTTGATCGGAGCAAGTAGGAGTTGCGGCGATGCTGGCGACCGTGCATGATGAGGCGATGAGTCCACGCAAGCGCGAACGCGAAATTGACACGAGCACCTATCGAGGTCGGCTCGGCGCCAAGATTCGCGCGCGTCGCATTGAACTGGACATCTCTGTCGCCACTCTGGCGGAAGCTCTTGGCGTCGCTGTGCAGACGGTTTACGGATGGGAGTTCGGGGAGCATGGCGTCGAAATCGACCGCCTCCCCGAGATCGCCAAGATCCTGAAAACGGACGTTCACTCTATCATCCCCAAAAAATGAATTGAGGTATTGCCTCAATCATTGCCCCAGTATAGATTGATTGTGAATTGAGGTTAATCCTCAGTTATCCGGTTCGATGGATTGCTGCAAGGTGGCACCGTGGCAGGCGACTGGGTGAAGATCGAGAAGACGACGGCTCGCAAGCCCGAAGTCTTGCGAATCGCCAACCTGCTTGGCGTTCATCCAGATCACGCCTTTGGTCTGTGCATTCGGTTCTGGGTTTGGGTCGATGACCACATGAAAACGTGTAACGCTCCGAGCGTTACAGCAAGCGACGTTGACGTGATACTGGAACGCCCTGGGTTCTCTGACGCGCTCCTCTCGGTTGGCTGGCTTCGAGTCCGCGATGGCTCGCTCGAAGTCCCCAACTTTGATCGGCACTTGTCCCAAAAGGCCAAGGATTCGGCTCTTTCTGCGGCAAGAGTTAAGAAGCATAGGGCAGGAAATAACGCCAGAGCGTCGCCGGTTGACGGTAACGCTGATGTAACGGTTGAAGCGTTACAAGGTGAGCGCGCCCCTATATGTATTAACTCTTCTTCTTCTTCTTCTTCTTCTTTTAAGAAGCCAAGTCTTGAAGAGATAGAGCAATACTGCGCGCAGCGCGGCAACCAAGTCGATCCTCAAGCGTGGCTTGACCACTACGAAGCCAACGGCTGGAAAGTCGGCCGCAATGCAATGAAGGACTGGCGAGCGTCCGTCAGGACGTGGGAGCGAAACGCGAAATCGGTCACCAGTAATTTCCACAAGCCGAAAGTCTGCGAGGGCATATGACGCGCGAAGAGTTCAACGCCTGGTGGCAAACATTCAAGGCGGCCTACCCGGAAGCGGCGGCGCAAATCGCCGGCGGCGACGAGGGCGGAAAGGCCACGCTGACGCTGTGGTTCGAGGCGTTCGCCGACGTGACCTACGCTGACGCCGATGACGTCGTGCGACGGATGGTGCGCGGCGATCTGCCGACGATTCGCAATTACGAGCGCGGCGAGACGGCCGCCATCATCCGCAAGCACGCCCGCGAGATCGCTTACCAGAGAACCGCCAAGCCCGAGGATGCGCCATGGCGCAGTCACGCAAGGCGAACCGAACGCGGCGAGCATGTCGTCGGCGCGAGCGGAGTCATGCGCGAACCGGGAATACGAGCGGCCCTCGAAGAATACCTGCGGACGGAAAAGGCCGGCGCCAGCAAGGCCGATCTTCGCGCGATGCTGCGAAAGCGATTCCCCGACGACGGCAGCGATCGACGAGAGAGGTTTCATTGCCATCGGTGCTGCGATACCGGCCTGGTTCGCGTTTGGTCCGAGAAGGCGATTCGCGCGTGCCTCAGTGGGACGCTTGAAGAGCGAGCGAACCGGACCACGGCGAACATTCCCTGCGAGTGCGAGCGAGGTCGCGTCAAGCTCGATCTGAAATCACGAGACACCGGTCGATCGCTTTGGAAGCGCGGTTTTGACGCGACGATGGATTGCCCGTGCAGCGACGTTGACGACCCCGAAAGCATCTTGCGGCTAGAGCGATGGTGCGATGAGCGACTGAACGCCAAGCCGGCGAATTATGTTCACGAGTTCGACGAATGGAACCAGCAGGCAGCATTTTGAAAACCCACCTGGAGAACGCGAGATGACCGCAGCGAAAACAAAGCCGAAGTGGTTGGACAGCCTGGAGCAGTTCGACCCATGCAGCGAGGCCCTGTTGTGGGCGAAAAAGCATCCGACCGCAGCCGCCGCCTGGAAGGCGTGCCATCGCGGCGATTGGATGCTTTGGATTGTCGGCAAGGTCCAATGCGGCGAACCGGAATCCGACGAGCGAAAGCGTCTGGTGCTGTGCGCTTGCGAGTGCGCTCGGCTGGCGTTGCCGATTTGGGAAGCGCGCTACCCGAGCGATAAGCGAGTCGCGAGGTGCATCGAGACGGCTGAGCGTTGGGCGCGAGGCGAGGCGACGATTAACGAACTGCGCACGGCGCGAGAAACCGCAGACGCAGCCGCAGACGCAGCCGCAGCCGCAGCCGCATACGCAGCCGCAG